TTCAGACTGGTTCGGTTGTAGGACGTAGCTACACTGGAGACGGTGAGTTTAATCAGGCACGTGTTCCAATCCAACAACTTAACAGCTCAAGTGGTCAAAACAAGATGCAGGCACTTATTGGTGCTTACAACTACCAACTAAACATGATACGTGACGTGACTGGTCTCAACGAGGCTCGTGACGCATCGACTCCAAACCCAGACGCACTGGTTGGACTTCAGAAGTTGGCAGCGTTAAACAGTAACATCGCAACAAAACATATCCTAGATAGTGGACTATCTATAACTAAGAGACTGGCTACATGCTTGTCACTTAGAATTGCTGACATATTAGAGTACGCAGACTTCAGAGACGAGTTCGCTATGCAGATCGGTAAGTACAACATCACGATACTTGAGGACATCAAGAACTTGTATTTACACTCGTTCGGTATCTTCATTGAGCTTGAGCCAGACGCTGAAGAGAGAGCACAGCTAGAGGCTAACATTCAGATGTCACTTCAACAACAACAGATCGACCTAGAGGACGCAATAGACATCAGGATGGTTAAGAACCTGAAGATGGCTAACGAGATCCTTAAGATCAAGAGAAAGAAGAAGCAGAAGGCTCTAGAGGACAGACAAGACATGCAGTCTCAGATTCAGATGCAGACCAACATGCAGTCACAGCAAGCTGCCGCAGAGCAGAAGCAACAGACGGCACAGATTGAGGCACAGTCTAAGATCGCTATTAAGGAGGCTGAGATGCAGTTTGCAATCCAGACCTTAGCAGCAGAGGTTGCTAGTAAGAAGGAGTTGATGCAGTTAGAGTTCGACTACAACATGCAGCTTAAGGGCATCGAGACTGAGAACCTAACAAGGAGAGAGGATAAAAAAGAAGAGGCTAAGGACAAGAGGGTTGACATACAAGCTACGGCTCAGTCAAAGCTAATTGACCAGCGTAAGAACAACCTTCCTCCAGTAAACTTTGAGAGTAACGAGGACAACCTGTCAGACTTTGACTTGTCGTCATTTGAACCTAGATAAATGGGGGTATTACTTTTTTAGTTAATTTTGTAATAATTAAATCAAATATAAATGGAAGGATTAACGTTCAAGAAGGTAGACTACGAAGACAAGTCTATCGCTGAAAAGGAACAAGAGGTTATTGAAGAGGTGGTTGCTGATGAAGTAGTTGCTGATGAAGTAGCAGAAGAAAAAATTGAAGAAGCTCCAGTCGTTGAGTTAGATGACGACGCAGTTCTTTCACATATTAGAACAAAATACAATAAGGAGGTAGACACTATCGATGACTTATTCAAGGAGAGAGTAATCTCTGAGGAGTTATCTGACGACGTGGCTGCGTTCAATAAGTATAAAAAAGAGACGGGTAGAGGTATCGAAGACTTTGTGAACTTACATAGAGACCTAGATAAGGTAGACCCAACAAAACTGTTATCTGACTTCTATAAAGAAAACGGAGACGACGAAGAGGACGTAGAGTATCGAATGAGAAAGTTCAGGTACGACGAAGACTTAGACTCTGAAGACGAGATTGAAGAAAAGAAGATAGCACTAAAACAAGAGCTAAAGAAGGCGAAGAAGCACTTCAATGAGCAGAAGGAGCAATACAGCACATCCCTTGAGTCAAGAGAACCGCTAGTACCAGAGGCTGATAGAAATGATTACGAGTCCTACAAAGCAAATAAGACCAAAGTTGCAACAGAGCAAGAGGAACAACTTAAGAAGTCGAATTATTTTGTTGAAAAAACTAATGAGTTGTTTACCGATAGTTTCGAAGGTTTCGAATTTAAAGTAGGTGACGACAAGGTGGTATATAAGCCAACAGATATGAACGCTGCTAAAGCACAGACTGCATTGACAGATCTTATAGGATCATTCCTAGACGAGAAGGGATATGTTAAGGACGTGGAGAAGTTCCAAAGAGCGATGATGATAGCTAGTGATCCAGAGAAGTTCGCTAATTTTTTCTCAGAACAAGGAGCAGCAAAGGCTGTAACAAACTTTGAGAAGGACGGAAAGAACATCGACATGGTTAGAGGAGCTTCAGTTCCTTCATCTAAGTCTTCTGGACTACAGCTTAAAATGGTAAACGATGGTAATAATAGTAACAAGTTTAAAATAACAAAACGCTAAAAATTAGAAAACATGGCAGGATCAATTAGTTTATCTCCAGGAGTGGATTTAACTCCTAGTTCAGTGCAACAAGCACTACAAACAAATTACATTAGTGAATTTGATTACTTGAATCAGTATCTTCCAGAAACTGACAAGAACGAGTTCGAAGGATACGGAAACCGTACAATCACTGGATTCTTACGTAACGTAGGTACAGCAGAGATTCCTTTTTCATCTGACTTAATTAAGTGGTCAGAGCAAGGACGTTTGCACACTAAGTACACTACAGTAACTCCAGTATCACCAACAGCTGGAGATGATACAGTAACGTTTGATATTGGTTCTGGAGTATGTAACTTTAGAGCAGGACAAGTTGTATTTTTATCAAACAACGCAGGTACTACTTCTTACAGAGCTATTGTATCTGTTGCTCCAGTATCTCCTAACTTAGACCAATTTACAGCTAAATTTTATAATGGATCAGGTATTGCAGCTGGAGACGTTGCTGCTGTATTTACTGCATTCGTATATGGTTCTGAATTTGCAAAAGGAACTGACGGAATGAAGGGTTCTTTAACACCAGAGCCAAACATCTTTGATGTTAAGCCAGTTATTATTAAGGACCGTTATGAGATCTCAGGATCTGATATGTCTCAAATTGGCTGGATTGAAGCTACATCTGAGAACGGTGCTAACGGATTCTTGTGGTACGTTAAGGCTGAAGCTGAAACACGTTTACGTTTTGATGATCAAATTGAGATGATGTCTGTTGAGCATACTGAAGCTGAAGCAGGATCAGGAGCATTAGCTGCATTGACTGGTGGATATACTATCGCAGGTACACCAGCTGCTGGATCTCAAGGTTTATTTGCTGCAATTGAGGAAAGAGGAAACGTATGGGCTGGAGGTAATCCAACTACACTAGGTGACTTCGACACAATTGTTGAGCGTCTTGACGGTCAAGGTTCTATCGCTGAGAACACATTATTTGTTAATCGTGCATTCTCTTTAGATGTTGATGACATGTTAGGTGCTCAATCTACAGCTACTGGAACATCTTACGGTATGTTTGATAATGACAAGGACATGGCTTTGAACTTAGGATTCACTGGATTCCGTCGTGGATCTTATGACTTCTACAAGTCTGACTGGAAGTACTTGAATGATGCTACATTGCGTGGAGGTTTAGTTGGTGGAGCAGTTAATGGAGTTTTAGTTCCAGCTGGAACAACTACAGTATACGATCAAGTTCTTGGTCAAAATGCTACTCGTCCTTTCTTACACGTTCGTTACAGAATGGCTAACAAAGAAAATAGAAAGTTGAAGACTTGGGTGACTGGTTCAGCAGGTGGAGCTTCTAACAGTTCTTTTGATGCTATGTACATCGATTACTTATCTGAGAGAGCACTTTGTACTCTTGGTGCACAAAACTTCTTCAAGTTTAACGCATAACACCTAATACAAGAGAGGAGTAGAAATATTCCTCTCTATTTTTTTTAATTCTAATTTAATAATAATGAAAAAACAGATTGAACTAAAGGACCGTACATATGTACTGTCAAACGACATGGCTCCACTGAGCATGTACATTGCATCTAAGGATGGAAGACGTAGCAGGTTGCTATACAACGACCCAGAGACTGGTAGGAATAGATCTATGCGTTACTCACGTAACCATGCATCACCATTTTTAGATGAGCAAGACGATACAGCTATCGTTGAACCAATAATTTTCTTAGAGGGGGTATTAAACGTACCAAAGACTGACAAGTCAAAACAAGATTTTTTAGCTATTCATCCTGGCAATGAAGCTAATGGTGGTGCAGTTTTCTTTGAGTACGACCCAGAGGTTGAGGCTCAATCAAGAATGGAGGAGTTAGACCTTCGAACAGATGCTATCATTGCTGCAAAACAGTTGGACTTGAATACTATGCTAGGATTAGCAAGAACGTTCTTACGTGGAAACGTTGACAAGATGTCAACTGCTGAGGTTAAGTATGACCTAATGCGATACGCAGAGAACCACCCATCAGAGTTCTTAGATGCTATTGGAGATCCAGATATGGAGCTTAATAACTTAGCGTCTAGAGCAATACAAGAGAAGGTAGTTACAATTAGAGGAGACAAGGATATTTTTTATAACCTAGCTGACAATAAGAAGAAGATTCTTACAGTTCCTTTTGGAATGAAACCAGTTGATGCGTTGTCGTCTTGGTTACACTCTGACGAGGGGTTAGATTTCTTTAAGGTTCTTGAGAACATGTTTGCAGAATAATTAGTACCTTTATACTTTATAAACCCATAAATTTTTAAAAGAATGGCACAATTTTTATCAATCCCAGTTGCTAATATTGCAGACAGCGGAACAGCATCAGAAACACAAGTAGGCAAGTTAGTTGATGATGGACAGAATTTCTTAACAACAGTTGCTATTGGAGATGTTGTACACAACACTACTGACAACACTTACGCAACAGTGACTACAGTAACTAACGACACTACTTTAGTTTTAAGTGCTGACATCATGGCTGACACTGAGACATTTGTAATTTACTCGGCTACGTCTTACACTACACAGTTGATTTCTGCTAGAAACATTTCTATCGTAGAGCAGTTAAGTGTAAACGCTGTTACTGTACTTTACAGTCTAGGATCTGGAGCGGCAGATTTAATCACAATCACACACGCCACTCAGGCTACTGGATACGCAATGAGAGATGCAATTCAGAACGCACTAGTTCAGGCATATGTAGTTAAGAATGCACCTGACGTTGTTATTCCAGTTTCTGTTACTAAAACAGTAATAGGTATCGGTATAGCTTAATTATTAGTATCTTTATATTTTCAAACCCATAAATTTTAAAAGACATGGCACAATTTTTATCAATCCCTGTAACATCTGAAGGGAATCAATTAATCTCTGCAAGAGGTGTACTATTAGTAGATTCAGCAACTAGTACTGCTACTACAACGACTATCGCTTATTATGGCGGAAAGGTTACTACTTTAACACATGCGGCTGCTGTTGCATTTGATGTACGTGACGCTATTCAAGACGCACTAGTGTTGGCTCACAAGCCTACTAACGCTCCTGACGTAGTTATTTCAGTAACTATGCCTAAGGCAGTAAGTGGTATTGCAACTGCATAATCACTGTCAGACACATATTAAATTAAGGCACTGCTTCGGTAGTGCCTTTTTTATTATCTTTGTATAAATTATAATCAATGATCGACAGCGTTAGAAATACAGTACTATCTATCATCAGCAAGGATAATAGAGGTTTCATAACTCCATTCGAGTTTAATCTGTTTGCTAAGCAGGCTCAGATGGAAATATTTGAGGACTACATATACACGTACACCAACGCCATGAACAAGCAGAACGCTCGTATGAATGGCACTGGATACTCAAACATAGTTAGAAAGGCTGAGGAGGTTCTAGATATATTTAGACCAGACCCGTTAACACTTGTGTACGCTACATCAGTGTTCACTCTTCCGTCTGACCTATACCAGACACAGACCGTTATATATAACGGTTCAGTAGAGGTTGACAAGGCACCTAGCAACATCTTGAACTTACTAACGTCAAACATGACTAGCCCTTCTACCACGTACCCAGTGTACACTCAGTCTGGTGGGTCTATAAAGGTGTACCCTTTAACTATAGCCTCTGGGATAACGTTGGACTACCTAAGAGCACCAGTTGACCCTAAGTGGACGTGGTTCACTCTTGCGGACGGTGCTCCAGTGTTTAATCAAGGAGAGCCTGACTACCAAGACTTTGAGTTGCCATTGGCTGACGAACCTAGGCTAGTTGTCAAGATACTTCAGTACGCTGGAATATCAATTAGAGAGGCGGACATTGCTCAGGCAGCTGCTTCAGAGGAGATGCAAGATAAACAAGATAAACAATAATAGATGCCAGTTACTCCATACCAGTACTACTCAGACCCATCAAACTACGGGTCTTACCAGTACACCACGTTAGCGGATGTTGTTAACAACTTCATGATAATGTACGTCGGAAACGACAAGCAGATAAACAACGTCAGAAGACACGAGATAATTTTCTATGCCAAGGAGGCTATAAAGTTGCTCAACTTTGACGCCAAGGTGAAGCCAGTTAACTCTATCGAGCTTGAGGTTGGTGACGACTTAAAGTTCATCCTACCGTCTGACTACGTGAACTACATACGCATATCAATTAACGTTGGTGGCACGCTAAGACCTTTGTACGAGAACAGGATGGCTAACACGGCTGTAGGTTACCTTCAAGACAACAACTTGAACTTGTTGTTTGACGTAAACGGTAACGTGCTTACTGGCACATCTAACCTTGACCTGTCTAGAGTTAACCAGACTCAGTACAACGGACCTGGGATATATGACGGATGCCTTGGTTGGTGTATAGACGACTGCTGGTACTTCGGATACAGCGTGGGTGCTAGATACGGTTCAGACACTAGAGATATGTCGGCAGGACCGTCCTTTAGGGTAAACAACGGAGTGATAGACTTCTCGTCTGGAATCGCTAACCAGTTGGTTGTCCTAGAGTACATATCTGACGGCATGGCTAACGGTGTAGACTCTAGCATCAACGTTCATAAGTTCGCTGAGGAGTTCGTCAACAGATACATCAAGTGGAAGATACTTAACGGCAAGGCAAACGTCCCAGTGTACGACAGAAAGTTAGCACGTGACGAGAAGCAGGCAGAGTTTAGAAACGCAAAGTTAAGACTTAGCGACATTCACCCATCAAGATTACTTATGAGCCTTCGTGGACAGAGTAGACAATTAAAATAATATGGCAGATATCACTAATAGTTTTGTAGCAGGAGTAATGAACAAGGACCTAGACGAGCGTTTAGTTCCAGAGGGCGTGTACCGTGACGCATTGAATATTGACGTGGACACAGACGAGGGCTCAAACATTGGGTCAGCTAGAAACTCACTAGGTAACACAATAAAGACCAATCTATCAGAGTTGTTTGACATAGAGGACATATCTGTAAAGACTATTGGTGCTGTTAAGTATGACACAGACAATCTTATCTACTGGATAATAACTGGTGACGTTGACGCTGTGCTTGAGTACAACGCAATTACAGAAGTTACAACTAGAGTACTAGCTTGTACAGACGGAACGCTTAACTTTAACGAGAACTATATCATAACTGGTATAAACTACATAAACGGGTTCTTATATTGGACTGACGACCTTAATCCACCTAGAAAGATAAACATATCTAGATCTAAGTCGTACACTATTAATGATGTACGAATTGCAGACGACATAAGCGTT